AAGCGCAGTTGGCGTTCTTGCAGGCGAAGAGACAGCAGGAGAAATGCTTGGTGCCGAGCCAGAAGAAGGCGGAGCAACTGACATGGCTGAACCAGCAGCGGATGCAGGTGCAGAAGTAGCACCAGCAGATGATTTTGCAACAGCAGAACCAGCAGCAGGCGGAATTGAAACAGCAGGTAGAGAACAACGCGAATCAATTAATTACGAATCACGCCTATTAAAAACACTGGCAGGCTAATATGAGGCTGTCGGAGTTTACTCTAGATAAAAGATTAGTTGATGCGCTGCCTCCCCCAGGGGCCGGTGCAGCAACACCTCCTCCGACAGTTCCTGGTCAGACACAAAACGTTGCTACAGATCCACAGGCACAGGCCAAGATGATGGCGCAACAAGCAGTCGATCTTCAAAATAGAAAAAAAGAGTTACAGGATCAAATAAAGGCCAAGCAACAGGAGCTCATGGATCTACAAAAAGAACTAGCGAGTATCAAGTAATGAGATTCGTAGAATTTTCACCAAACCAAATGATTGATAGATATGTTGTCGTATTGAAAAACATCATTGGCCGAGCATCAAGCAAGAAGGTTCCAGCCAAAATAAATTGGGCAGGACTTAACAAGATCCTACAATCAAATGATGCATCACTAGCGGCTGACTACGAAACATTCAAATCAATGTATGACAGTTCCCCGGCGCTACAGAACCTAGTCAAAAATTTCAATGCGGACGGACTAGAACTAAATGTTCCTGGAGCAGCAGATGATGAAACTCCAGCAGATGGAGCAACTGATGCACAGGCAGCAGTGGATGCCACGGCAGCAAGTGCGGCACCACAACAATTGGCACAACAATCTTAATATCATTCTTGACATCTAAGTAAATTGAGTATACTATATACAGTATGACTGATGAAAACATACCCATGACACCTCCTCCATTCGTTGAAAGATACAAGTATAACGAATTAAAACAAATAAATGATTCTGTTACACGCAAACGTGTGTATCTTACACCAGACGGTGAAAAACTTCCAAGCGTCACAACTATCCTAAGTTCAACTAAAGACATGACACATTTGAATGAGTGGAAGAAACGAATTGGAGAAGATAAGGCAAGACAAATTACAACCGAAGCAGCAGGTATAGGAACAGCCATGCACGGAAATCTTGAAAGATTTTTGTGCGGAATGCAAAGACAACCCGGCAATAATCCTGTTCATGTTCAGGCAAACAAGATGGCAGAAGTTATCATTCAAAACGGTCTTGTTAATGTAGATGAAGTCTGGGCAATGGAACAAAGTTTATATTTTCCAGGATTGTATTCAGGCACGACAGATTTGTGTGGAGTATTCAAAGGTAAGCCTGCAATCATGGACCACAAACAGACCAACAAGCCCAAAAAAGAAGAATGGGTAGAAGATTACAAATTACAACTTGTGGCATATGCAATGGCACATAACGAAGTATATGGCACAGATATCAAGACCGGCGTTGTGTTTATGTGTTCGAGAGATCTACAGTATCAACAGTTTGAAGTAACAGAAGAAACTTTTCCTAAATATAGAGATATGTGGTTAGACAAAGTAGAGGAATTTTACAATAACAATGCCTAAACCATTTATAGCGGAACATCTTTTTGAAGTAAATGATAATAAAAAAATAACAGTTAACGAAGATCATGTTATTATCGATGACTACTATAAAAACTACGAGGACATAGTAGATTTCTTTGATAATCTATATGTAGAGTCCTGGAAGATGACAGACGACTCTAGAAATTTTATTGACTATTATGATTGTCGTTATAAGATTTCTAATTGGTTTCCTAGGGAACAACAAATGCAAAATAGACTTGCAGACATCCATCAACAGATACACAATTTGACAGGTAAGACAGAAATATATGTGCAGAAAGCATTAGAGTTTAATGTATTCAAACACAAAAGAAATACTGTATCAAGCAACATGCAACATCATCCGCACTACGACGGAGGAATGTTTAACTATCTTACATACATTGATCCCTATTGTAGCGGCGGGACAGCAATATATGAAAATCAAGAAGTTCCTAACAAGGAATCACAAACACTTTTAGTTGACATAAGCAATTATAAGTTAAAACACGTTATTCCGTCTAAGCCAAATAGAACTATTATATTTGACGGAGAACTACTACACGGTGCTTATATCGAAGATAACAGCGTATATTATGACAACTGGAGAATTACCCAGGCTAATCTAGTTGTCTGCAAATAGTATTTGACATAAATACTAATATAAATTTTAGGAGCATTTAGGTGGCTGTAGTTCAGATATCAAAAATTCAAATACGCAGAGGGCAAAGAAACTCTAGCAGTGGTATTCCACAACTTAGTTCAGCAGAATTTGCATGGGCTGTAGATACACAAGAATTATACATCGGAAATGGATCAGTCCAAGAAGGTGCTCCTTACGTTGGTAACACAAAAGTTCTTACAGAACACGATAACATTCTCGAGCTTGCTAATAGTTACACATTTGCATCAGATGATCCTGCAATTACACTTAGCCGACCAAGACAGTTACTAAGTAAGGTTGATGAAATTCAAGTTAGTGTGGCAGACTTCGGTGCAGTGGGCGACGGATCAACTGACAATGTAATTCCATTTAGAAATGCTCTTACTGATCTTTTCCGTAATTCGGATCCTAACTATAAAAAAGTTTTAATAGTTCCTAACGGAGAATATAAATTCTTATCAGATCTTGAGATTCCTAGTAATGCAATATTGCGAGGTGAAACACAGGAAGGATCGATATTAAATATCGACGAAGCAAATATTAGATTTATCACTGCAACCGGCGAAGGTCTTATTAATTTTAGTAGCAGTAACCGACCAGAAAACATTAACGTATCTAATATTACAATCAAACGCTCGACCGGTCAAACTGTTATTACTGGTTCAAAGAACAGCAAATTCGAAAACATTATCTTTTCTGGAGAATATTCTTTAGGAGGAACAATTACTAGTTTAAACTCTGAACCTGCAGCAGTGTTTTGGACAAATGATGTTTCAGGATTTAAAGTGGACAACTTTACATTTAAAGGTTGCAAGTTCAATTATAACAGTGTTGGACTTCGTTGTTCTCAATCAATACAAACTGATACTAGGATTAATATATTAGATTGTGACTTCTTTGTTAATCATGCTTCTGTTTATGTAACTGGAGTAACAAGACAAGGAAATTATTGGTATGTCAAAAATTGTAACTTCGAAGAAGTTGCACTCACAGCATTTGAGTCAACAAATGGGTTTGGCACAAAAATTATAAACTGTGATTTTAAGAACTGTGGAAACAACACAGCGACAGCAGCCAATCCAGAAACTTCTATAGTTTCTTTCGGCGAAAACAGAGACAATGTTGTAATAAACTGCACAAGTGATAGAGCACAGGCAGCCGGAGTTACAACCTCTGAGTTAACTAAAGCAGTATCTGAAATAAGCAACGGAGATTACACACAACTTGTTAACAGAAACTATTCTGAAATTTATCTTTCAAACAGTTTTCGTCCTGTGTCTGTTTTCTCAGCATTTAATAATTTTATTACAATTAACTATGTTCTGAGATTAGGCGTTCATATAAGATATGGTAAATTAGAATTTACTATTGGTGACGGACTACAGAAATTATCTTTGACAGATAATTATCAATTTTCAGACGCAACGCTTTCATCAGAAGGCGGCATAATTATGTCAAACTTTCAATTCACCGCAGAATTGCGTGATAATGATACAGATAGCGGAATTGATACAATTGTGTTATCTTACAAAAATCCTGTTGCAACTGGTAAAACAGGAAATATCTCGTTTGATGTGTCATATGGAACATAATATGTTCTGTTATGTCTACTCAGATATTGATAAATTATATTACCAAAAAAAAAATATCAAGTAAAATTTAACTTGCAAAAAAGTTTTTTTGTGCTATAATGAGTGAATGCTTTATAGATATCGCTATAGCACTTTTTTCAAACCATCACTAGCGATGCAGAATGTGCCTGGTGATAAATATTCGAGTATATTAACATAAAGAGAAGGCAAAAATGACCAAAGAGATATTCATTACTAAACGTTCCGGCACAAGGGAAAAACTAGATCTCGATAAAATGCATTTTGTAGTTGAAGAAGCCTGTAAAGGACTATCAGGCGTTAGTTCTTCACAGATAGAAATGAATGCAGATTTACAGTTCTACGACGGAATGACAACAGACGAGATACAAAATATTTTAATTAGAAGTGCTAATGATCTAATTTCACTTGAAACACCAAACTATCAATTTGCGGCTGCAAGACTACTTCTATACAGTCTACATAAAAAAGTGTATGATCAATATCAACACATGACTCTGTTGGAAATTATCGATAAGAATATCGAGCGTGGTGTCTACGATTCTGCAATTAAGGAAAAATACACAGCCACTGAAATTAAAAAAATGAATACTTGGTTAAAACATGAACGTAATGAAGATTTTACCTATGCTGGACTAAGACAGGTAGTAGACAAATATCTTTGCCAGGATCGATCAAACGGTGACATTTTTGAAACACCACAATTTATGTATATGATGATAGCGGCTACTCTTTTTGCTGACTATCCAAAGGAGACACGTTTATCATACGTGAAAAAATATTATGACGCGACCTCACTTTTTAAGATCAATATCCCAACCCCTGTCATGGCTGGAGTCCGCACTCCTATTCGTCAGTTCGCTAGTTGTGTTCTTGTTGATGTGGACGATACTCTTCCTAGTATTTTTAGTAGTAACAGTGCTATCGGTTATTACATTGCTCAAAGAGCAGGCATCGGTATTAATTCGGGCCGCATTAGAGCGATCAACTCTAAGATAAGAGGCGGAGAAGTAGCACACACAGGTGTTGTTCCCTTCTTAAAAGTTTACGAAGCAACTGTAAGAAGTTGCACACAGAATGGTGTGCGTGGAGGCAGTGCTACTACTCACTTCCCTATTTGGCATTATGAGATCGAAGACATTCTTGTGTTAAAAAATAATAAAGGCACAGAAGATAATCGTGTTCGAAAATTAGATTATTCAGTCCAACTTAATAAGTTATTTTATGAAAGGTTATTATCTAATCAAGACATAACTCTTTTCTCGCCACACGAAGTTCCTGAAGTTTATGATGCATTCTATTCCGGTAACAATGAAGTGTTTAAAGAGTTATATGAAAAAGCAGAAAGAAAAACTTCTATTCGTAAGAAAACTATTTCTTCTAGAGAACTATTTGGTGATCTATTAAAAGAGCGTGCTGAAACAGGAAGAATTTATATCATGAATGTTGATCATGTTAACAGCCATAGTTCATTTAAAGATCCAGTTTACATGAGTAATCTCTGTCAGGAAATTACACTACCAACTAAGCCTATCCAACACATTGATGATGAAGAAGGTGAAATTGCTCTTTGTATCCTTTCTGCTATTAACGTAGGACTTCTAAGTAATTTAGAAGAACTAGAAAACTTGTGCGACCTTGCAGTAAGAGCACTAGAAGAAATTATTGACTACCAAGGGTATCCTGTCAAGGCTGCTGAAATCAGCACCAAGGCAAGACGTTCGCTAGGTGTTGGTTACATTGGACTTGCACACTATCTAGCCAAGAACAAGGTCAAGTATAGTGATAAAGAAGCATGGAAGTTGGTGCACGAATTGTCAGAAGCATTCCAATATTATCTACTTGTTGCAAGCAATGAACTTGCTAAAGAGAGAGGAGCATGCGAAGGATTCCAACGCACTAAATACGCTGACGGCATTCTTCCAATTGACACATACAAGAAAGATGTCGATGATGTTATCAAGGCAAAATTACAATATGATTGGGATGATCTTAGGAAGGACATTAAGGAACACGGCCTTAGGCACTCAACGCTGTCCGCACAGATGCCATCGGAGAGCAGTTCCGTTGTGTCGAACGCAACAAATGGAATTGAACCACCTAGAGCATACTTGTCCATTAAGAAAAGTAAAAAAGGGCCTCTTAAACAGATTGTTCCAGGCTATCAGCAACTAAAGAACTTCTATACACTGCTTTGGGATATGCCAAGTAACGAAGGATACATCAATATCGTTGCCGCTATGCAAAAGTTCTTTGATCAGAGTATTTCTGGTAATTGGTCATACAATCCAAAACAATTTGAAAATAATGAAGTTCCATTAAGTGTCATGATGAAGGACATGCTAACTACATATAAAATGGGTTGGAAAACAAGTTACTATCAAAACACCTATGACTTTAAAGGCGAGGAAGATCACATTCAACCAGCAGGATTGGAAGAAACCGTGGTTGACAAAGAAATTAACGGTGCTACAATAAATGGCACAAACACTAACAATTATGTAAACGGTCACATGAACGGCCATTCCGTTGCTGATGAAAGTGCAGTTGACGGTGAAGAATGTGAAGCCTGTAACATATAATGGATTATGACAAGAAAGAGAGAGAAACAAAAATTGACTAAAACAGTATTCAATAAGAAAAAAGTGGACTTCACGAAAGAATTTATGTTCTTCGGTGAAGAAGGTAACACACAACGGTATGACGTATTTCGTTATCCGGAGTATGACAAACTAAATCAAACAATGCTTGGATACTTTTGGAGACCGGAAGAAGTTTCTCTACAAAAAGACAGAGCAGACTATCAAGATTTTCGTGAAGAACAAAAACATATATTCACGTCAAATCTAAAGTATCAGACACTATTAGATAGTGTTCAAGGAAGAGGACCATGTCTTGCTTTCTTACCCTATTGTTCTAACCCGGAACTAGAAAGTTGTATTGTGTGTTGGGACTTCCAAGAAACAATTCATTCACGTTCATATACACACATTGTAAAAAATGTATATCCTGATCCAGCAGAAGTTTTTGATACTATTCTTGATGACAAAGAAATTATTGCAAGAGCAGAATCAGTGACAGAAGAATACGATAAGTTTTATAATGCCGCTAATGATTATTTTAACAAGGGCAAGGGAAACATCTATGAAGTCAAGAAGCAGTTATACAAGGCAATGATGACTGTAAACATTCTTGAAGGATTACGTTTTTATGTTTCATTTGCATGCACATTTGCGTTCGGTGAATTGAAACTTATGGAAGGTTCAGCAAAGATTATTTCATTAATTGCACGTGACGAAGCAACACACTTAAACTTATCAACACACATTTTAAAACACTGGATGAAAGGTGATGACGATCCAGACTTTGTTAAGATTGCAAAAGAGTGCGAAGAAGAAGTTTACGAGATGTGGCGCAAGTGTGTAGACGAAGAAAAACGTTGGGCAGATTATCTTTTTGCAAAAGGATCTCTAATAGGTCTTAATGCTAACCTACTTCATGCATATGTTGAGTTTATTGCAAACAAAAGGTTAAAAGCATTAGGTCTCAAAACAATTTACGATCGCCCATTAAATACAAATCCTTTACCATGGACAGATCACTGGTTAAGTAGTAGTGGCCTGCAAGTTGCACCACAAGAAACTGAAGTTGAAAGTTATATTGTTGGCGGTGTAAAACAAGACGTAGAAGAAGATACCTTTAAGGGATTCACGCTTTAGGAGTTTAGTATGTTCAAAGCCCAATTTAAAAAAAATTCCCCATATGAAGCATGGATAGTCATGGGGTCATATGGATCCGAAGCTCAAGCCATAAGTGCTGCTATTTCTAAAAAAAATGCAGGCGCCATTATGGTAAGGGTGATAGATAAAAAAGGGTCAACTGTTTACACAGGATAATTGATGATTGATAGTATAAGATACTGGATTTTAACACTAATTGATTGGAAGATTAGATTACTAAAAAAGTTTAGAAAAATAGTTTCCGGAGAATACAAATATGTATTTTCGGATAAGGAATTACAAAAACAAATTAACAGATGGAGACACACACGATGATTGAGATTTATGGAAAACCTATGTGTCCTTTCTGCGACAAGGCAAAGAATTTTTGCGAGACTCGCGGATTTAAATACACATACAAGTCACTAGGCACAGACTACACAAGAGAAGAATTAATGGAACAGTTTCCAAATGCAAGAACAGTTCCACAGATTGTAATTAACGGAAAGAAAATTGGTGGTTATGATGCTTTTACAAAATATGTAGATGACACAGGATTTAACGGAACAGGACACACATTATAATGTTAATCGAAACACCTTATAAGGTTAATGATGTTGTTTCTTTAAAACTTTCTAGCGGAGAGGAAATAGTCGGAAAATTAATAGAAGAAACATCAGATACTGTTACAATCGCTAAACCATTGATGTTAGCACAGACTCAACAGGGAATGGGACTTGCTCCTTATATGTTTACAGTTGATCCTGAGAAAGCACAATTAAAGTTTAATGAAAGAAATATTATTACAGTTTCTAAAACAATGGAAACCATGGCTAAGCAATATATTCAAAGCACTACAGGATTAGTAACATAATGCCTGGAGTGGTAAGAGTTGGCCAGGATGTTCATGTTGGGCATGCAAGTCCAACACCTAGTCCATTCCATCAAACTTCTTACGCAACTGGTTCTCCTGATGTATTCACAAATGATAGTGCAACAGTAAGAATAGGCGATGTAACTGCCTGCGGTGATCCAGCAGTCGGTGCTTCACCAAACGTATTTGCAAATAACATTGCCGTTCATAGACTGG